CTAGCTAAGGCATATTGAAGAAGAATTGTTCCACGTGAAACATTAAAAAATTAATTTGCTCTTAGCTAGATTATTTTATTGACATAGTTAATTAATCATGTTAATATGTTTACATAAACTAACTTATAGGAGAAAAAAATGACAAAGTTTATTGATACAAACAAAAAGTATGAAGTCGAGCTAGATATTGCAGAGGCTCACACAATAGGTGAGGCTCTAAGGCAATACAGCGAAAGGAAGTTTCAGGATGAATATATTAGTGAGCTAAGAATGAAAATAAACACAGTTTACGAAAGATATGCTTCTGAAATTAATAGCAACAAATAAACAAACAGGCATGGGGCGGCTTCTGTCGCCCTTAGCCAGGAGTAAAAAAGTATGAAAGACAAAACATGTGAAGAAAGAATAGATGCAGCCCTAGCTGATAGGATGCAGGACTTTCGCAAAGGCGAACTTGAGGGTTTGTGCTTTGATTATGTCGAGCCATTTACATTTGTAGAACAGCCAAGAGGCTACCACAGGTGGCAACTTAGTTGGGGCGGTCCTTCTGATGAGTTCAGGCTGTATTCAGACGGCACAGTTCATTACCATTTTATGGATTGGTACGATGGAGCAAAAAGATATATAACGGATAATGAATTAGTCAGTTATATGTTGAATATGAAAACCTTTCCATAACGCAAGCTAAGGGGGCTGAAGTTTTTAAACTTCTCCCCCCAAAGTTTTTAAATGCTTCCCCCAAAGAGGCAAACACAAAGTTTTTAAGGGGCTTCCCCCAAACTATTCTTTTTTTCTCTTAGCTAGGGGATTGCAAGATTTTGACACAAAAAAAAGACCTAGTGGGTTTTTACTAAAGAGAATCCTCTCTCAGCTGTTCCACACTAGGTCTGTCCTTAGCATTAAACAAGACGTAAAATGTAAACGCCTTATATGTATACTAACATAGTGATAGTACATGTCAACAAATATTATTAATTATTTTAATAAAAAAAGTATTGACATAAATATTCACTATGTTAATATACTTACATCAGCTCAGTGGGTGGGCTGAATAACCTAACTATAGGAGGCAGATATGGACAACATAAATGTTTCTAAAGACGAATTCGAGAGGTTCGTCGAGGTTCAACGCTCAGGAGTGGTGAACATGGTATCTAGCCAAGTCCAAGACTTAGCTAACATATCAAAAGATACGCACATGCTTATCTTAAATCACTACGAGGAGCTTGAGGCTCAATACTCTAGCTAACAGTAAATTAATTCCTGTTAGTTAGGAGGAGGGAGGTCAAGAAATTGGCTTCCCTTTAGCAAGGTAGATAGTGTTGGTGGTAGAAATGCCGAGAGGGAATGTAAAAGCGATAAGGTAATAGCATACAAATTAATTGGACTGGTCAGTATGTAGACACTTTCCAAACCTTTGATGAACCACTTTTCCCCTATCTATCCTTGATGAATTACCTAGTGATAGGTAATGGGATAGATAGACAGGTAGACTTGCTTGGAGTAATGTTCAGTGCAACAATACCATCACTGAAACATAGAGCATAAATTAGCGGACGCATACTGTACTATCTATCCTTAGCTAGCAGGCAAACACAGGAGAAAGTAAAATGCTAACAGAAAAACAAAAACAGATATTAGATTTATTAGGCAATACCTTGTATCAATATATGGAGAAAAAACATATTGATAAAAATTGCTCTGAAGAAAAGTGGAATAGATTCGTTGAAGACTTTGGCGGTGTCTTTGCTGAAGAATGCAGCGAATTAGCAAGAGAACTTTACAATGAATTTAATCAACAGGAGAAATAATATGACTAGAGAAGAACTATACAAGTGGTTGGAGACTTGTCCAAATGCAAGAGTACTAGAAGAAGGTTATGACTTCATACAAGTAGTATTC